TCTCAGCAAGAGGCTGCAACACTTCCAGTTCAAAACGTCGAATAAAGAGTTTAAAGATGTACCCACCCTGTGTTACCGCTTGACTGATACCACCAAGAGTATCATTACCGGAGGGCTGACCAATTCCTTTAGAGTAGAAATCATCAATGCCAGACCCCATCTCAGCCATTGTCTTATACAAGTCAAGGATGAGATAGTCTTGCTGGTTGGGCGTAAACTTCGGGAAAGGCCAGATTGCATTTTGAGGATTGCCGACAACCCCGACCTTACCCCCAGGAACGTTGCCCATATCCAATTGATCGTGATCGATATCTACCATTACGTCATAAGCGAAACGCTGGTTGATGCCCAGGTTCCAGTTATCCGTAATCATGTTTGTAAAGACGTTTACGCCTTCACATAGATCGCTGATAGTCTCGATAAGGCCCATGCCATAGGCATCACCCTTGATTGGAACATAGGCTAGATCAATGATAGGAATTCGTTTATGCGCGAAGGGATTGGGGCCTTCGTACAAAAGGATAGGGGGACCATTGTAGACACGACGCTTGTATGCACTGTAACTGGCATTGCGATACTGGTAACGACGATCTTTCCAACCAATTGCATCGGCATCCTCTCCGAGAGTAATGAGCGTCGTGGTCTTTGACGTGTCATCCCAAAACTCCGCCATGCGAATGAGAATACCATCTTGATCCACATCCCGATACTGGTTCATTCGAGATGTCAGTTCGGCAACAGCTTCAGGAAAATAAAGTTTTGGATTTTGCTCGTAGGACCGCTTCAATTCACCCCAACTCATTTCCATTACATGCGCCTTCTGTTTTCCATCAGGATCAATCAGAAGATCATAAACGTCAATAGGAATAAGCTTCGGGCAGTTGCGTGGAACTTTCTTGCTGACCAATTGCACACCGATAATAACAGGCTGACCTGTCATCGGGTCCCATACAGGAATTTGCTTAGGCTGCTGTGTTTCAGGATCAATCTCAGGTTGACCCTGAGAATCCAGCTTAGGCTGCATTTGATAAATTGGTTCGGGACCTGTTACCGTGTCATAATCCCAGTCCCAATCTATTTTAATTCCTGAATGACCATAGATCGCGCAATCTCTAACAAAAAGTTCAATCTGCTTAATCCATGCTGCTTTCTTCAAACAGGTAAGTAGCACAGCTTCCATTTGCCAAGCTTGCTCGGGTGTTCCACCCTTGGGCCGAACTTCAATCGGTGGTTCAATGCCAAAGAAGGCATCATGAACACGCGCAACAACCGTATCAACGTCGCTCTTAGGAATTGGAACGAAAGTGTTCGAGCGTGGCGTTAGATTATCGGGGTACATCCTGCGGTCACGTTGACCGATATACTGTCGATAGAAATACGCCCTGCGCTGGTCATAGGGGCGGCGGAAATTCCGCATCCTCTGAAGTGTATCAAGCACCCAGGTAGTCTTACGATTCCGGTCAGTAACAAGACCTGTTTGCGCCGCTGATTGTTGAGTGAGCCCTACATTGCCAGCGTTAGGTCCCATGCCCTGCATAGTGCCAGGGCCAGAAGGCATTCCCGCTGCTCCACTCATGTCAGCAGCCTGCATTGTATCAGAGTAGGCAGGCATGGATTATTAATATTTGCAGAGAATCACAACTGAATAATCAATGGAGTCGGCTCCATTGTGAAAGTTACCCAGGTTGATTTCGTCGTAAGAATCCCCGGTATCAAATGTCAAATCCTGAGTTAACGAAAAGAATGGAGAAGCACTGGTTGGCGAAGGTGCAGTGGTTCCAGTGGATAGTCCAAAGGTAAAACCTAGCTGAGCAACAGACGCGCCTGAAGTCGTGTCTTTTCCCATTATCTTGAATATACGACGCTTACCGAGTACGATAGGACCCGATACCGCGTTCTGCGCTAATGTTCCCGTAGCACTAGCCACGGTAACGGTGTTGGCGTAATCGACAGAAAAAATTCCAGTAACTGTAGCCATTTAATTTGGAACCCCAATTCGTTTGTTATTAACGTAGACTTCAGGATGCTTGAAGAAGTCAGGCAAGAGCCCTTTGTTTTTGGCATCGAGCAATTCGTGAACCGTGAACTCAAGCATCTCAAGTCGCTCCATGCGCTTGTCGGGTGGCGTGTTAGCAATCAATCCAAGAAACATCGTGAAGATGCATCGCTTGCATTTGAAATTAGGTTTCCTGACCCCGCCATAAGCATAATGATGAAGGCCACATGTAAGTGTAACCTTCTTAGGGTCCATAGCCTCCGAAATTAGAGCATCACGATCTTTTTTAGAAATGATAGGACTATCGGCCATTTTTACGCTCCGAGTACTTCCAGATATTTGGAGGCGGCTCTTTAGGCGTTGATTCGCCAGGTGGGAGGGTGGCACCTGAACCGCCAGACTTTTTATAATCTTCAATTAGTTTCTGGGCCTTGTGCCAATGCCTAAGCACAAACAGGCTGACAAGTTGAGTTTCAACCCGTTTAACGTTAAAGCCAACCCAGAAGGCCAGTAATAGTGGCCAGTTGAAACTGACAGCCGCCAGTGTCCACCCTATTACGGGTCCCATAACTCCAATCACGGAAGCGATTGAAGGACCCAAATGGGTGGCCATCCACTTCAGCAGGCTGTTTAGTTCTACCTGGGGGCCATACTCTTCAATTCTGCTCTTTGTGATATAGGCATCAAATGCGCCCAGGACGAAGTTGGCAGCAGCTAGAATTTCGATTAGCATTTAGAACTTTGATAGCACTTGAATGTAATAATGTGCGCTTGAGATATTTGAATTATTTACGAGTCGGATTGAATCTAGCGTGGCTCCCAAATCAAAATCTTGGGGTATGACGCCGATTGCATAGGCTGAAGAACCAGGAGAATTGACTGAGCCGAGACCGAATGCAATACTCAATCCTGAGGTGTTGTCAGTCCAGATGCGAAAAAGTCGGCTGCGACCTATAAAGATTACGCCGCTATCGCCACCAGGTCCTACGAGTGAGGAGCCGATGCTGATAGAAACATCAGGAACCCAGACTGAAGAAAATGTGGCCACTTACTCACTCTTTTTGCTTAGTTTTGCGACTTTTGCGTTTGCTTCGGCGAGTTGTTCTCTTAGTTGAACAATTTCAAGATACATTCGTCCGAGTTCTTGCAGAACTTTACTGATATCCATTTTACCCTCACTAGAGATAAGTTATTTGTATTAATACCGATACATTTACTCCAGCCGGAATAGCTGGATTGGTTGCGAAACCAATGGGTCCTGCAATGGACCCGCTGGTAAGATTGTTCGTGATAACGTATGTTCCTGTTGGGTCAGTGGCGGAAAGAGAATAAATAGTATGTCCGTATAGCCCAAAAGGCGGTTGGCTCAAATCCATATTCAATACTGCGGTTGGACCGTCGCCCTGAAGAATAATGTACTGTGATCTTTGATGTACAACCTGTATAGCCATTTTAGATTGGCAGTTCGGCCCAAATCAGGGTGAAAGTCCCCACAATGGTAGTCACGGCAACGGACGTGTTAATATCAATGCCCGAGCCTGGTGCGATGATAACAGCACCACCGATATCAAACGGGGCAACCACAAAGTCGCTCGCTGCCAAATCGGAATAGAAGCCCTGAAACGTGTAGCCCAAAACTGTTGGTGCACCCACAAGCGTTCCTGCTGTATATGCCTTGGCAATTGATATATTACCGCTTCCAATCAAGGCATTTTGTGGAGTGTTACCCGCTGTCACGGCTGTTGGAGTTTGATTTGGAACAAACTGAAACCCGATGTTTGCAGCAGTTGTGCTCGCTGTGGTGATACCGAGAGAAAAACCAACTTGTAAAAGGACCAGGTTCTTGCCGGAGTTTGCAGGATTGAACAGGGAGAAAGCACCTGTGGCTGTTGCGCTTGGTGCCGCTAACGAAGCAGAAGCAAATGTAACTCCGAATACCGATCCAGATAACACAAGATTTGCATAGCGAGCATTAAGCTCTGAAGTCAATGATGCGCCAAATTGATCTTGTGAAAAAGGCTGAGCACTAGCGCCTGCTGCCCAGTTGGGTAGAGTGCCCTTTACAACTTGTCCTGACATTTGAAAAGCCATGCTTATATCCTTACTGTATCAAAGTTGATGCTATGTTGTCTGAATCTTCTGCTGAGATACCTGCTATACCAGATGCCAAAAGCATGTTACAATATTTTGCTTGAGCTAAAATCTGAGCGAGCAAATCTGTGATCTGTGCTTCATTTCGTGTGTTAGAAGCAATGGTAGCAAGATTTCCGCCTGTTTCTTGCGCGGCATTTACAAGAGATACGGGCCATGCTGCGCTACCGGCCGCCCCCTGAGCGGCGGCAACTGTCGGCATGCCAGCAGCCGACGTAAAAGCAACCCATCCAATCTGTACAAAAGCAGAGGTTGTCCAGTTCAAGGTTACCGATTGGCTGCCGCCAGCCGAGGTACCGTAAAACATCGCGGCTCGCGGCGTCGAATCAAGCACAGTGAAAGGTGACGCGGGGGCATATGTTCCAGGACTATACCCGGCCTCCGGCCCCGCGATGCCGATGATAAATGCGTTCGCACTTACGGATAGCGGGCCAGTTGTTTCAGTGGTGGTCGTCCCTGAGGCGTTACTAGATGTGACGCTGCCGATCAAAAGACTACTCTGCGACAGCCCGTAGATTTCGGCAATTTCTAAGGACAACACTTGATTGGTTGTCCCGCTGACTGTGACCGTGACGGTGTTCGCGCCCGCCTTGCACGATGCGCAATACCAGATGTAAAGACTCGCAGTCAGACCGCCCGTGTAGTCGTTGACCTGACTGACATAAGTGTTGCCTTGCGAATCTGACATGCCAGTGATGGTGACGCCGGAAGACAGCTGCGCCATGACGACTAGCACGTCTCCCTGTATGTTGTTTGTCGGGAAGGTGAGCTGAAATGTTCCCGTGCCGCCAGTGGATTGGTAGCCCGAAAGGTGCTGGACGACCGTTGGCCCGCTGGAAAGAGAGACGGTTGGTATGTTTTTTACATTGACGCCGATATTTCCGACTGTGTCGGCATTCAGTGGGTGAATGTTTGTGCCATCGCTACCGCCAACAGTAAGCGTCGGGGTATTCGGGCTGATCGAAACAACTAAAGCTGCATCCGCTGCTAGCGGAGCTGTAGACGCCGGCTTAACAATCAAATTCTGAATACCGCCAACAGAAGTTTGACCCATGAGAACTGAACGAGTCAAAATGCCCGCGATGCTGGCATCAATCGCTTCGGTCATAGCAGGCATTTGTGGAGCCATGCCGAATGGCTGCAAAATAGTTTGAAGACGAAATATTCCTTGCGCTGTGCCGCCGTTCGTGTAAACTATACGGAAGTAACGAGCATGACGATTCTTGGTATAGTAATACTGCTGGCTTGCATTTACGGTGTTTGATTGATCGGTTTGCCAGTTAACGTTGTCTGTGGAGAACTGAATTTGGAAACCACTAGCTGCCGAAGCTTGGTCTGCAAAAACCGAAATCTCAATGCCTGCGTATGCGAGCAGATCTGTTCCGGTTCCGGTAAAAACACCGTTTGAACCTAGAAGCGTTGTGGAAGTATTGTTCGCATCTACAGCAGCGTTAGATAGTACCTGTTGCGAAGACGGAAACGTCACAGACCACGGTGCTCCACCTTGGTCTGCCGTTACTGTTCCCGATATGGGCTGCGTTACACCGCTGCCATCTACTCTAACTGTTTGATTGGTAATGCAAGCATCTAAGGTTGCATCGGATACCAACAATTGTTGAAGAATATCAACCTGAAGTGCACGAATAACAGAATTCGTTACATCCCAACCCATCGCCAAGGTTCCGGTTGGGGCTGCTCCACTAGCTACATCATCCGCATACTGCTGACCACCACCAAAGGTGGTAATCTGATTTCCACTGCCATCAACAATAGCTACTGTGGGAGCTTTAGTTGTAGAACCAAGAGCTAATCCAGTCACTCCGACTAGATTACCCCCAATATTCACACCCTCATAATCTGCGAAACTGGGAACAGGAGAACCAGTAGGTCCGGCAGCAGCATTACTTCCACTCCCGCCGCCACCAACCTGCACATTAACATTTAGGTTATTGTTCGCATCGAATGTGAAAGCCATTTAATTTGGATAGATTTTATTGTATAGCCATCCCGCCATACTGACAGCAACACCAACATATGCAATAACTGGATGCTTGACAGCTAGCCCGCCAAAGGCTATCATATAGCCAACAAATTGGAGCCAGGGTTTGATTTTAACATTCTGTTCAAATGTATTAAGTAGGCTCATAGAAATTTTGGGACTGTTTTATTAGGGCGGAACAGTCCTCCTAAACCGCTAGCGGAATTATCCGATTTGAGCAATTTCAACTTGAACAAGCAATCCGGCCTGACCTGTCATTGTGCCACCAAACTGCAAGGCAATTTGATCGCCAGCGGCAAGAACAAGCGGAGAACCTGAAGCAGAAGACAGAGAACCGACGTTAGTCGTGTTGACTGTGCCTGCAAGGTTGATGGTCGAGGAGAGTAGGTTAACGATTGTAGTTCCATTAGCCGCCGTAGAGGGGGCAGAAGGCAAAGATGCCTGTTGAAACTTCACAACCTGAAGAGTTCCAGACGTGCTCACAACTGTCCAGGTAGCTTTAACAGAAACAACCTGGCAAGCGAATGGAGCAACGAATACGAACTGTGTAGCAGGAACAGTTGCCTGTCCCTGTATAAAACTAATGTATTCGCGTGTCTGTGGTTTGAAATAGTTTACAACCGGGTTTCCAGAGCCGAAGCCACTAATTTCCTTTACAGTGACTTGAGCGCCCAGAGCCGGGTTTTCATCTCTAAATAGAGGCATAGTTTTTTCTCCTTATCCTTTATTTAGAAATTAGACCACAGAGTACAGAACCACAAGCACAGAGAGAGTCTGAGACGCAGAACCAGCCGCCGAAATCGTCACGGTGCAACCCGTTGCGCTGACCGCGCTGATGATAGCAGTCGTGCCTACAGCAGCCGTGTCAGCCACGTTAGCCGCACTGACAAGCACACGCTTGTTATCGATGCCCACACCCAGAATTGCAGGAAGAACCGCGCCAAAGCTAACTGCACCAGTGGCTTGAGGATTGGTTTCCGCAACGCTAGAAGCGTTGGTAACCTGCACGGATGAAGTGGTTACTGCGTTAATGAC